CCGTGATGTGGTGAAATATGTTCAGGATCCGACACGTACTGTTTGTAAGTTTGATGATGAGTATATCAGGTTGCGTCAGTCATCCCTGGACGCCGACGCCGCCGTCAGCCGAGATGAAAGGTCCGGTGTGCGAATTGTCGAAAAAGGCACCGACAAACACTGATGAAAGCGTGGTGAATGATAACCAGGATACTGAGTGCGCCACGAAGCGCAAGATGATCATTTACGACTGGCAAGACTGGTACCGAGACAACTTTGAAAAATAGCCCGCTACGTGCGGGCTTTTGCTATACGTTGCTCTGCGATTTCGCAGTAATGAGGATCCATTTCAAAACCGATGAATTTGAAACCTTCCAGCATACACGCTTTGCCCGTTGAACCACTGCCTGTAAACGGATCGAGAACAGTACCACCTGGCGGTGTGACGAGTCGTACAAGCCATTGCATTAGCGCTGTGGGTTTAACTGTCGGGTGGTCATTACGTGCACCTGATGTACGCCCTGCCCCGGCGCGCGGTGAATTCATACCGGCGCTATCCTCATCACGGTCAACCATTTCGGCGGCAGAGGTTGCGGCGAGCAACACACCGTCATCACGATCGGATTTACTGGCTTTCGAGCAGTAAAAGAAACGTGACCATTCTTCCGCGTTAAGCCCATCATGGACGAAGTTCGCAGGCCAGCGCCCCAAAGGATTGCCATCTACCGACTCGGAGCCGTTGCCCTTTTTATTTCCTCGCCACATGTGATTAGGATCGCTACCACCCGCACCATTCGGATAAGAAAAAGGTTTCTCGTTTTCACCGAAAGATACACGACACCCGTCAATATTCAATGCGCCGGTACTGTGCGTCAGTACGTTTTCAGCCACGGTGCTGGATAACGGTTTTCGGGCAACACAGATCGGTTCATGCGCCGGTTTGAGTGCTGTACCCCAACCTAACCACTGTTTCGCTTCGTCGGTGGCAGGTGCGGTGATATTTATTTCTCTGCTTTGATTTAAAACTTCGCTAAACTCGTTGTTACCTCCGCTTCTTCCACCTTCACTTTTCCGTGTACCTACGACCTCACCTTCTACCCCAGCTGCCTTATCAATTGCCTTACTCACATCCAGAGATTTCGGAAAACCTGAACCATACACCCACATAATCTGGTCGCGAATTTCAAATCCGGCCAGACGAATTGCCAGGGTACCCAGGTCGTAGGTGCGCGAACCGAAAAACGCGAGCAGATGACCGCCGGGTTTCAATACGCGAAACACTTCTTTCCAGATTGACGGACCGGGTACAAAACTGTCCCATGATTTGCCCATGAATCCACCGCCAGTGTGCACATAGTCGTCACCGTTCATCCAGTGTTTCATGACTTCCATCATGTCCGGCTCTTTACTCAGCCCGTATGGTGGATCTGTCACCACGGCATCAATGCTGTTATCGGCAAGGCAAGTCCGCATCCCTAACAGACAATCCAGGTTAATTATCATTTCAATATCTCGCTCACACTGTTAAAAATCGGTTTATTCAGCTCGCGCATTTTGCGGATTTCTTTCGAGCACTGCGCGTCCATTTCCCATCCATCCAGCACCAGCATACCGTCACAGCGCACAAGCAGTTCCATGCAATCAGGCAGCAGCGGCAGACGGTAGCGGTGGTCAAACAGCCATTCACCAAACGTAAGCTGCGGCGCTACGGGCAACCAGTCGCTGCGATGGATGATAACCTGCATACATGCGTCACGGATTGCCTGCAGGTTATCACGCACCTCATTCTGGCGCTTGTACGGGTGCTGTTCAAACGCATCGACTGGTCCGCAGATGTAGATCAGGCGCATAACACCCAGCCTTTACCAGGGAGGGATTTGATAAGACCTTTCTTGCGTAGTGCTTGTAACCGTCTATCTAAAACACGGAAACCTTCATATTTTTTCGCTGACAAAGTTTCACAAAGACTGTGAATTTCACCATCATGCAGATACATAAACGGCACAGGGATATTGTTTATTTTCGATAATACCAGTTCGTCCAGTTCGTCATATTTACTCATTTATACGGCTCCCATACTGTAATTCCTGATTCGCGCATACGTTTTGTCATGTCGGCCGTTCCCGTCCCGCCTGGAAACGCAATGCCGTATTGTGGTTTAGGATCCGCATCCAGCATACTCTGATTACGGTCATGTCCTGCCCGCGCGTTGTATGCGCCGTGTTTACCTTGTCGCACCACAGCGCCGGGCACATTGATGTTTGACCAGTCAGCGGGCATTTTATCGTGCTGTACGCCTCGTATATCTGCCCATTCACCACAGATTCGGTCAACACCTGACGCATCACCTTCGCGTAAACGTGTGATAGGATACTGCGCGTGCAACTGGTCAAGAGCGGCATAAATAGCCTCCCGGTCATTATAGTTTCGACCACCTGTCACGACGACGATCACTGAGGTAACTCCGCCAGCACTTTGTCGACGCCGATGATATCAATGCCGCGCAGTACGTCGTGGATCAGACTGACGCGTTCCGGGTCGCTGCATTTAATCTTCGTCTGGGTGCCAGCAGCCATAATCTGGTAAAACTGGTACAGGTACATGCCGCGCTTTTCGCACTCGTTGCGCAGGTTTTCAATAGGCGTTCGGTTTGGTGCAACGCTCATACCTTTGATCGCCAGGTCGAGCATACGACGTTTGCCGGCAACAGGTTTATCACACAGCCAGTTGTAAACGCTTTGTCCAGTAACTCCCCATCTGCGTCCCAGCGTCGCGCGCTCTTTGGCCGGAATTTCTAACTGGTAAACTGCCATTCTAGCCCCCAAAGGAAATGTGAATAAAACTGAAAGCCCAGCGAATGATTTCAATCACTCCCCAACCTACAACGCCACAAATCAAGCCTAATACTATGAAAGCGGCTCCCCAATTACCTGAATACATGTCGACTCCTTAAGTTTTACGTTAGTAATAATTATTTTATTACGAGTTTATACGCTTCGTCAATGTACCACTTGTAATTCACATTGGACCATTCGAACGCTGACGCGCGGCTGCAGTCAGATACAAGCTGTCCGGAACACAGACCGGTTTCGGTCACGTTGTCCCATTTACTTTTTTTCTTCGTGTGAATTCGCGTATCGTGCGGAACGCCCGCGACATCCTGGTCTCCCGGTTGACCGATTATCTCGGTAAGGATCTGCTCGTAATACTCGTCGGTGATTTTAGTTTTACGCTTCCAGGTGCCTGGTACGCCTTTCGGAATGCTGCGCTTAATCAGCGCGCCGCCGGTGTTCGATACATAATAGCGTATAGTATTGGCTAACTGTTCCTGATAACCGTTCTGGTACACCATGTGCAGCGTGCAGTCACGGTTCACCTTGCCGCGGATCATAAAGTCGAACGGGTCTGTATGGCTGAAGATGAACGCCGCAAGGTCAGTCCCATTCACCATATGTTCGACTGCGGCTTTAGGTACAATCAAAGCGGAGTGGTCTTTATGCCATTCTCGTTCGTAAGCATACGCGCCTTTCAGTTTCAATTTTTTCATAATGCAACTCGCTCAACAGAATAACCTTTACACAAATGTTTATCACCTGAGTGTCGGTTAAAACAACTAATTACGGATGTGTGAAGTGTCATTGATTTTAATCCTTTATAATTCAAAACTAAACATGTTCCGTCAGACAGATGCACAAGATAACAATATTTAGTTTTATACTTTGTGAACAATTTACTTTGAATAATTTTGCGCTGAGGGTTATTTTTCCATGAGTCTTTCAGTTTGTCCGAATGCGAATCTCTTACACCTGACGCCCATTGCTTTTTCAGATTGTTGCTTATCTTCTCCGATGTTCTTCGGTGAGTAATCATACCTGTGGACGAGTCCAATCGAAGATTATAACCTTTACTTTTTTCTGTAGTTCTAAGTTCGGATATCCAATAAAGCTCTCGTTCATCAATTTTTGAAATATCACAAAACTCAATGGGTAACATTTCAAAGTTATCAATTCCATATTTTTCGAAAGAGTTCAATAGATACTGATTTATCTTCCCTGGACTCTTGTTTTTAAATGCACCCAAATACTGATGGCAACGACGATATAAGCATTTAGTTTTCCCTACATAAATCTTACTGTTGACTTTGTTCAAGATGGAATATATACAAGGTTTGTTTTTCAAGCCTGCGATAGGTGTCATAATGTTTCTCCTTTTGCTAATACTCTATCGCAAGCAATGTAGTTATTCAAGTTCTGCAATGTAGTTGTTACAATCTCTGATGAAAAATCTACTGTACCTTGTCTCTTCCAGTTCGAGTTTCGTCAGTTGTTCCCACCACAGGCGCAGATTGTGAGCGTGGTCGACATACTCAACAGGGCAGTGGAAAGTTATACCGTCGGTGTTGCACTGGATCATGCGCAGCCTGGGCACTTTGATTAACTGTTCGACGAGCATACACAGCGACAACTGACCATTGATGGTGATTTTCATCGTGTACATCGGGTCATAGAACGGGCTGTACTCGTTGTTACTGTTACCGTACGTACCGTTCAGCGCCAGTTTGTACGCTCCGCCCATCATGGTTTTCTTGCCGACGCGCAGACGTTCGTGATACAGGAAGTCATAAATGTCACAGAACTTTTCACCCAGGTGCGCCGGGTAAATTCGGTTTTTGATCGCCAGGTTCGGATAATACGACGCCACGTCCAGGTCAATGATTTTGTGCGTGTCAGTGCTGTGCACGATTTCACGGTGTAACGACGCGTGCAGGCCGCCGGTGCCGAATTCATAGTTGAACCCGTCAATGCGACAGTGCAGGCTGGACGCGATGTATTTCGCTCCGGTCATGTCCGTTTCCGGCGGGATGTGGCACAAGCGGCGCGGTTTCTTCGCACCCTTAACCCACACTTTTACTTTCTTCGGATCCATCCACTTGACCATTTCCGGCGTGCAACTGATGTCGGAAAACACACCTTTGGTCTGTCGGATAGTCTGTGCGACCAGGTAGTCAAGAATCATCCGGAAAGCGGGGTGCTC